CAAATCGCTTGCGCACTCGACCGCGAAAGATATATGCATTATTCATACGTGAAAATGCATCATCAGGAATAATCCATGGTTTAATATCTGTTTGCAATCCGGTCGCCAGCGGCGCGATCATGAATCTATCGAATGCCATTACCGACTCCTTTTAATATCCCCAAACGACATACGAGAATGACCTATTGGCAGCGCCAACTGTAGTACGAGCAGAGACAAAAACTCTAAATGAAGATGTTGTTGGAGTATCCACAAAGGCAATCGCGCCATCTGTATCCGTGGTAGATCCGCCCGAATTGATGACTGGAAATACTCCTAATATTTGGTTAAGAGTTGGAGCACCAATTGATGCAAAATTAATGGTAACAAGGCCACTTCCGCTTGAACTACCCTTAATCATAATGAATCCAGAAGGGAGATATGTCCAAAATGATGCTCCCGAAGCTGGGGCAGAATTGCCACTTAAAGTAGATGCGGTAAAGGGGATATTTGTTGTTCCCGCACCCGTTATTTTATGAACGTAGAGTTCATTTTTTGTTGTAGTAGAGTTAACAATATTAAAGAGTCCCATTTCGGCAGAGCTGAATGAAGGCGCACTTCCCTGAGAGGGAAAACTGACTCTATTGTGTTTACCCTGTCCACCAGAAGAATCATTATATGGCACATGATCTACAGAAAATGCGGTATCTGTTGTAGCGAAATTTGCATTAATAAGATTTCTAGATGCTCCAAGGCTTTGTCCTGGCACTGGTACGTTATTTAACATGGTATAATTCCTTTATTAATATGGCCAACCACCGGGACCAAAACCCCATCCTATGCCATAACTTTTTCCTTGAGTATATATCGTAACTGTCCGCTCATTTGCTTGAACTGTGAGCGTAGACCTTTGTACTAATTGTTCTTGTTTAAGAAATTCAGGCATGATTAATTGCACAGAATCAAGATCACTTCTATCTTCAAATACTTTTTTAGCCGCTCCATATGCAATGTATTGCCACCATTGCTCAAGATTTGGAACATCGCTTGTATTAATCAATTCTGTTGGACGAAGATCAACTTCTAATTGTATCGCATATGCCTTATCTGGAACTGGGCGTATGGTAAATTGTTGATCATAATACAATATTGCTATTGGCTTGCCTGCTTGATAAGGAATTGTTTCTGCGGTGATTGGATTACCTTGGACTGTATTGCGAGGAAATGAGACAGAAAATTCACCCGTAAGATAATTTATTGATCCAAATGCATTTGGATCAAATGGACTACTTACCGGAGTATTTGGATATCCCAAAATTCCAAATTCATTGCTATCCGTAGATGAAAGCGGATAATCAATAAATGTCATTGCTATATTATTTTCATCAATAGTTGAAAATATCACATTATTTTGTAATACAGGAATCGATGATAATTTTCCTAAAAATGCCCCGGTTGTTCCATCTGCAGTGGCTACTCTATTAGATATGGAATTGAATTGGGGATAATATCCATAAAATACATCACGCCATTGTGTAAAAAATGCAGGGATTCCGGATATAAATGCCTGTGGATGAACCGCTTGGATTTTGTTTTTAAAATTATAAAGCGTGTTATTGGGATCATCTGTTTCTGTACTATATACATCAACATTAGGTTGTGTATAAAAAGTGAATGTTGATCTTAGGTTATACAGTCTTAAGTGTTGGGGAAAATCATACAATATAAATGTATTGATATATTCATTAAGTTCACTATCAGAAAGAATATTCGAAGATGGGCTTCTGGTAAGTCTTCTAACTTTTTGTTGGATCGCCGTAAGCGTTGCATTTGCCATTATTATTCCCCTTTTATTTTTACTATACCACTATTGCAATGTTGGAAGTACATTTTGTGTTGCTTCCGTTAATATTTCATTAATTTCACCAACTGGTACTACTTGCGCAACAGTAGCATTATGCCCTGGTTCAAGGGGCGGAATAACAAATGGATCGAAACTTGTTCCATCAATTGGCATAGAAAATGATGATGCATCAATAACGGTAATTGGTGCAAGGGCTTGATTAACTTGCACCATACCAAATCCAGACGGAATTATGAGACGCGCAATAAGGCCGGTTTGGTATTGATTGGGTCCCGGATTTGTTCCATCAAATGTAGTCGTAACTACTATAGGATTCGTTTGCGTAATGGATAATATCGTACGCATTGCCCGTTGAAACACCGGATTTACTACCGCACCAAATCTTGCATCTGCCATAATTACTCCTTTGTATTAATTAAGCGCTTACTTCATACAAAGGTTTTGCTGGTTGAACATCTAAATCATCTTCCATGTAATCTAAGCTATGAAAAGCAAAACGATATACTTTTCTCGCTTCATGCATAGATGCTGCATTCAATCGACCATCATTATATGCACCGCGCATACCTGTTTCACCAGATTGTCCTGAAAGATGGCGATATTCTCTGTAGAAGCAATTGTTATTCAACCATTTAGCAACACCGCGTGGCAATTGATAGGTTTCTCCATCAAAAAGCTCATACACTTCGTATGGATCATTGTGATATTTGTGATATGAAAAACGTAATGAGCCGCCAGGAGTTTCCATGTTTTTAAATACACCAACAACGAGCTCTGCATCCTTTGCACGCTGACGAGCTAAATCTTTTTGGAACTCTGCTCGATCTTTTTTCACCGGAACATTGGCGCTTCTATCTACTCTTCCTGAACTATAGGTAGGCGTTGGTCCTGTTAATTTCCCTCTAACCATTATTTCTCCTTAATCTCTCTTTATTTTTATTCTTTAAAGGGGTCCTGAAAATATACGAGGAGCAACCCATACATTTCCAAGACCCCTTAACTTTAAGAAATTCAATCTAATGATTACACACCATTAAATGATTTTCCTGCAATCCAAGTAATCACATCGTTTGCAACACCAGCAGGGCTGCTAGCACCAGCAACGAGTAGCATACCAAATTGTGCTGTGTTATTTGTTGCATCAGCCAATATGTTTTGACCTTGAGCCAATGATGTTGCGGTATCTTGCCCGACAGGGATAACCTGCGCGCTATTAAATTCAACACCGTTAGCAGGAAAGGTAAATGCGGTAAAGCCAGATGAATCAACATCCACATCAATCGTATTAGTAACACCATCTGCGTCTGCTTGATTAATGTTAACAATAGTTGCAGTTTGATTGTTAAGTTCAATCATTCCAAACTGTGGCGGAACAATAAGAGTAACCACTTGGCCAATCGTAAAGTTTTGAGTAACACTCATCGTTATACGAGTTACACCAGCAGGAACTGTTCCTGATCCTGATTTCTCAACTTTCATCATTTCGCGATATGCAGGATACCAGTAGGTATTGAATGCAACTACGCGGAAATTACCTGCAGTCGCCGCAACAGCAAGTGTTGGAGCATATGCAAGGTCAAAGTGAGTACCGTTAATGTTTGTGATTGTGAAATCATAACCATTAAACTGATCTGCGCCCACAATGCTTGAAAGGCGAACTACTGTACCCGTTGGCATGCCTGCAGTTGATCCGCAAGTTACACGTGGAGGCGTAGCTGTTGAGATTGCAGTTATTGCCGTTGAGCCGTTATTAAGCGGACCAATTGAAGCTTGTGAAGTATTGAGCAGATAGAACCCAGATGCAGCGGCTATTTGGCTTGGAACAAGCGCGCCGATAGTCGCTTCTTTGGTATAGAGGGTACCACGCCCAGACGCATCACCAGCTTGCCAGGTAAACATGGCACCACTGCCAGCGCCACCTGCATAAGAGACTGTTTCATTAGTCACCGTCATCCAGTCAACGCCAGATGGGAGTGGAATGAACTGATTTGAACCAGTAGACACAAAGCGTCCACTAAATGTTCCTGAAAAAACTACTGACATATTATCTCCTTAGGTTGCAAGAGTACAACGCATATTGGTGATCCATAAATCATTTAAGATTCGTGGAACCTCAGCAAATACATAACCTACGGTCACGTTTTGGAACAGTGGATCACTGAACACTGGCGGACGATAGAGGAACTGTGCTGAGTAGTTATCTTGTTCTACGCAAGCAAGTGCTTCCATACCTTGAACAAATACGTTGTAAATATTGTTGCCAAGGCCTGATGCCAATGGAGAAATTGAACCAACAGAAGATACCATGAAACGAGTGTTGTTTACGGTACCCCATTCTGAAGCCAATGTTCTGTTTTGGTTTGGATAGTTGTACTTAGATATGAATCCGTTGAGGTTATTTAGGTTAGGCACTAAATCTGTGTGGCCTAATGCTAAGTAAGCATCACGAACTGGACCTGTTCCAAACTTATCTTCACCACCAATTGAGTTGAGAACCATCCACGCATCATTTGAAAGAAGTTGTGCGGTTACTGTATCAATATCAGAAAGGCTAAGATTTGTTGGGTTATCACCATTGTTACCACCTGTGCAGTAATACACAGACGCGGTTGCAGCTAACATATCACGTGTTAGCTGATCTTCTGTCATACGCATTGAAAGACCAAGTAATTCTGCAGTTTCATTAAGAACTGGATCTTGGTTTTGCAAGGTGACTTGTTGGTTAATTGCTACATACAATCCATAGAAACTCATAGTTGCATCAATATCAACTGCGGTTAATGGAGTTGCTGGAGGTGTTGCACCGGAGGGCCCTAATGGCACTGGTGCTGTTGGTAATCTATCGTATCGACGCATACGAAGTGTTCGACCACCCTTAGCTGGCAAGCGTTTCGCTAATGCTCCCAATTTGTGGATAAGATTTGGAGTTCTCACCGACAAAAGGACATCATCAAACGTTTGTTGAACTGGGGCAGGCAACGTATTTGGGGTTGTGATCATGAGTATAATCTCCCGCAACACTGTTGAGTGCTGTGATTTAACAAAAATTTATTGACGATATTGAAGGAGGACGAGGCTTCATTGACCAACGGGCGCCTTGGAGTAGTCCGGCTACTTGTACAGCGCGAGGTCTCCCTAGCTCGGTGAACACTAAAACAACCGATAGACTCGGCGAACATCAGATACGGCCGATACCGGTACTATATCACAAACAAAAATGCTGAGTAAGGGGGGACTTACAACAGCATTTTTGAAAAAGTGTTTTAATACATGTTTCCCCGTGGGAGAACCGAAGAGTTAAGGAGTACTGTTCTTCCACGGGTCCAAAGGAATTGGGATTTAAATATCTTGCATCTCTATATGATTACCATCGCCTCTTTTAAAATCTCCCCCCCACCTGTTGAGCGGGTGAAGCGATTTCCAGTATTCGCCAAACTGTTTGTAATCATCTGTTTGTGCAAGATAAAGCCCATTATGAAAGAGATTAAAGTCCAATGCAAGTCTTTTGCAATGCAGGCTATCAACAATACCCGTTCCCTTTTGCGCGTCTATCTGCGCCTGCTCTGGTGTTCTATATGCTTCACCCAATGTAAGAGCATATCCAGGAATCGCACAAACGTAATTGATAAATATCCCAACATTTTTGGCAAAAATTTCCTGTTTTTGGGAAAGATCCATTAGCGACCTCCGAACTGTTTAGCATCGGCGACTTGTCTGCGTAATCGTTCTTTATCAGCCTCTGTAAGTACTCGTCGATCATAATCTCCAATACGAGAAATTGGAGTATCTGCTGCTTGCGGAGCTATTGAAGCCGCTGCTCGTGGTTTTGTTTTATTTTCTGAAAGCCGACGATCGGCATCATGATATTGATTTTCGGCGATACCAAGATTTTTTATCATGGTATAAGCAGTTTTTGCTTTGCTATACAAATCAGAATTAGACATCATTGAAGCATATTCTTCAGGATAAATTGCCTGAAATGATTTAAGATTGTCCGTCGATACAATGCTGTCAAAATCTTGATATTGCGCCTTAAGCCTGCTTTCTGCAGAACTTGCAGCTGATTGGGCATGCATTTCTTCAATTTTTTTCTCAAACTGACGAGTAATATTGTTTACATATTTTTTAAGATGCTTACCTTCAATCAGATCATCATCTCCAATGTTGATTGCATCATCAGATGAATGATCATGATCATGTGATGGAGATTTACTTGCTCGTTGATTGCGAACTTGTTCTTCTAATTCTTTTGCTCTGCGCTCAGATTCTTCAAGCCTGCGCCGCATTTCTCGTATATTGTATTCCCTAATATTATGTTCTTTTGTAGATTCTGAAGCTGCTTCGGGATTTTCTTGTTTTTTTTCTGCTTGCTGGACTTGTTGATCGGTGATTTGTGAGCCAGGAGTATTTATTTGGTTCATAATTTGATCTTGAATCAATTCATCTGTCATACGATCTCCTGATTACTTATTAATACGAATAACTGCATCTTTTTTATCGCCATTTTCTTTTTTTACCCACGCAAGCAACTCGCCACTTTCCATAAGAGTAACAAACTGCGCCAGCTGCCTCGTTTCTTTATCTTGAAGAAATTTGACTGCATTTTGTAATACAAATCGATAGAGATCTTCTCCAGGAATAGTCCAAAGGTATTCTAATTGTCCTGAAACGCGATGGTATTTCCATACTGATTGACTGTATACGGGAGTGGGGCATGATATGCGCGTAAATACCAGTGAACGAATTCCCTGCATGAGCCGTTCTTTATTGTTTACAAGAACAACATAGAAATTCTTATTAGCATATTGTGGCTTATCTTTAACGTCATTGGCTCGAGAATAGAGCTGTCGGATTATATCCTGCTCCATCGTGCGGCGATATTCAATAACATCATCATCAAGGGTATTGTTTGCAAAATTTTCAGTGACTATTTGCCCATATCTCTTTTTTTCTTCCATATTACTCCTTCCTCTCTGAAAGGATAATAATAGATTTTGCCATAAATATAAATATTGAGCTGGGACTGGCGCTCCCTGTTGGATTCGAACCAACGATCTCTGCCGTGAAAGGGCAGTGTCCTGGACCACTAGACGAAGAGAGCGTATATGAAAAACCCCAGAGGAATTTCCCGACAAACAAAATAATTGGCTCTGGGGTTTAACTTTAAAAATAACTAAATAATGATAGCGACATGCTCATGTTTAGTATGTTTTTTATGTTTTCTATGATGACGACCTGATTCTTTGGCTGCTTTGCGACCTTCTGAAAGAGCGATGGCGATTGCTTGTTTTTCATTTGTCACTAATGGTCCGTGCTTACTACCACTATGAAGCTTGTCGTGTTTATATTCGCGCATTACCTTAGAAACTTTACGCTCTTTTTTAGCTTCTTTTATATCGCGTCGAATTTCTTTAGCCTCGCGTTTTTTACTTTCTTTAGATTCATGTTTCTTTGTATGATGCTTTTTTGAATCGTGTTTTGAATTTTTGTGTGCGTATGGACAATGTTTTTTCATTGAAATTCTCCTTATTATCGAAAAGGGCAAATTGTGAAAATAAGCCCTTTTCGTATTATCGTCTATTGTGATAATTCAGAATCCGCCATCCATTCTTTAATTCGTTTTTCAGACGGTTCTTTTTTTTTGTCTTCCTGTTGCTGTTCTTTTGGAGTTTTCAGCACAGTGTAGGCAATTTTCATCGCCTTTTTATCGGGACGAATGGTTGCTACATTTGACATAGATCACCTAGTATTTTGAATGTGCTTTTTCACGACGTAGATCGTGTGAATCTTCGCTCATTTGATGATTTGCGCCATCAAAAAGATTACCGATACGACCTTCGTTCAAAGCATATTCTGCTGGTTTTGGCCATTCTTTCATCATTACTTCTGTTGGAAGATTGGCGAATTTATTCATTTCTTCGTGAATCATTCGGCCATATTTGTGCATTTGTTTTTTGTCATCATGATATCTTGCCATGAGTGACCTTTCTTAATAGTAACTGCGGAACACGCCGCAACGTGTGACAAAATGTCACGATTCGTCTAACTATCCAGCGTTATTGCTGGAATCTGCATCACTCACTTGTTTTTTAATAGATTCACCAAGTGTGATCAATTTTTCAACCAGTGATACCATATTGCTTATGTTATCTGCGGTCAAATTAGTTGTTATAGCTTCTACCAACTTAAGAAATTGCATACAGCCTCCTCTTATGAATTAATGTCTTGTTGTCATCCTACCATAGGGGATTGAGTAGGAGTAGCCGGAGATTCTGCTTGCTGCATATCTTTAATTGCTTTAGACATTTGAATTATTTGATTAATGTGAGCAAGATCAATTCCTTGTAATTCTTTCATTGCCTTAACGAAACTTAGAAGAGCCTCTTCTTCATCTTTTTTAGCTGCCGCAAGGCGCTCATCAGCCAACGCTTTATTCTCTTCAACTCGGGATATTCTTTCAAAGCCAAGTCCCTGTTGTGCTTGAGCGCTTGCTTGAGTG